CTACGCCACGCCCAAATATCACCTTTCGCGTCGTTGCCGGGCGAACAAGGCGAATAACAGGCCGAATAAAAACTACTTTACGAACAATCATAATATAGATTTTAGGCTGCAATACGGGCCTGTAAATATTGTAATGGCTTCGCCTGATACGTCGCGGGTGATCCGTAGCGCGTGTTCATGCTTTCCAGCCGCAATACCGCCCGTTATTGTGCCGTCAAGCGTTATTTTCAAATCCCCGTCCGGTAGGCGCTCCACTTCGCCGTCTGCCTCCGTCAGGTCAACCAAAACCGTACCTGCTTTGTCGACAATTTTATAAACGATCGAATCCTGCTCAATATCCCATGCTGTAAACGATTCTGGCTGCCCGTCTTCACCATCGCCCAAAGTTATTTGGAAAATATACGTGTCGCCCCGGTGGACATTTGCGGCCTCCGTGAATGGCGTTGTTAGTTCGTGTACATAACTCATTTTATTTCGCTTCTTAGTGCTTGCGCAAGTTCAATCGGAATATACCGTATCATGTGCCGACAATTCCAGCGCCCCCGTTCAATCAATGGATTAATGTACGTCGCTGGATCGCCCAATAAATCAGGATCGCGCTTCCACTCTTTCGCCTCATCTGTCGAAAACACTTTTCCCGCCTTTGATCGGCAAAAATTGCGGGACGTGTCTATAATTGAACCCTCGTATATGAAGTATTTAAAACCAAGTTCATCGGCCATTTGCTTGTTGGCCACCTCCGAAACCTGATTAAAACTGTCATACGCATACTGCCTGAAATATCGCTGTAAAGTCCCGTCTGTGTCTTTGTTTCCAACCACGAGCGCCTGTAATCCGTTTGTATAGTCCTTTAGGCTTGACTTACCGCCCAACGATTGCAAAACATACCTTTGTAAATCCTGCCTAACTTGCGCCGTTTGCCCCAAACGATCCAAATACCCGCCCGCAATAAATGTACCATCGTTGCGGATTCCAATAGTTGCCTCAATCAGGCCCAAAGATTCGCTTATGGCCTCCACCTTTGCAGCTGTTTGCCCGATGGCTATATAATACTCCTTTACAAACAAAGACACAGACACCAAATCAGCGGCGAACTGCGATAAACGGCCCGTTAAAAACGAGCGTTCAAATTCATTCATCACCCCGTCAATCCGGGCCATTAAAAGGATGTTGCGTTTGTTGTAAAGCAGCACGCCCTTTGATGTTTCAAATTCCGGTACAAATTCAGACAGCAACCTTTGAAGTAAACGACGCTGTAATGTATCCACGTCCTTTGAAAACGTAGACACAAGCCCGTCAATCTTTGCGGCCATTTGGTCGCTAAATTGACTGACTAATTTTAACAGCCGCTTTACTTCCTGCTCATTCATATATTAAGCCCTGGCGCTCTTGGTTGCAGCATACTATACACCTCATCCGTTTTTGCCGCCACTATTTCACGTTGTTTTGTTTCATTCATAAAGTAAAATTCCGGCGTTTGGGCTTCAATTTGTGAAAAGATTGTTTCAAAATTAACCGCCAAAACCCGCGTCTTTTCAGGCACAAGCGGCGAATTGATAAACACAACCCTTTCAGATTCCGACATACCGCGAAGCGGGTTAAACCGATCCTTTACCAAATACATTTGCATCTCCAAAGGATTATCGGCGTACATGATACGCGCAATGTCCATTTGTATGGATGCCCGAACTGCTGGCCCGGCTTCGCTGCGGTTAACCTGCTCCAGGTTATTGAGCAAATCGGTTAGACTGCTTAGTTTAAAGTCCTTTGGAAATACGATCTTTGCAATCAGGCCCGCGTCAATTTGCGCAAAGCGGGCCGAAACAGTTACAAGAAACTGCCAAATGTTTGCATATTGAACGGCGAACGGATAAAGCGTGTCGTATATGTTTTGCAGGTCAATATTTTGCCCCGTTGCTGTATTTGCTACCTGTGTTTGTGTAAACAAATCGGCATTGAAAACCGCCTTTTTGCAATTGCCTACTTGCGCATCCAAGTATTCAATTTGCAGCCTCATTATGTCCGTTGGCGGCGACTTGAACGAAAGCAAATCGTCCAAAGACAATATATCTGCTTTATCCGTTGGCAAACGTAGTACAATTTCATCCTGTGCGCTGCTTGGAATATTTTTAACAGCTGTCCCGTTGCAGGCACTACAAACCGCGTTTGTGACACGATTCCGACCGTCGTAGCAATCAGGCTCATCACACGTCGGCGCATAGCGCAAGCGCTGTGGATATGCTGTTAAGCACATCGTTAAATCCAACTCGCTGTTTGCCTTTATGATTTTTTGAAAATACGGTATTGCTGCATGGTAAATTGGCAGGAAAGTAGCGCCATTGGTAAGCATATCCCGAATATAGCCGACACGATAAGCAGGGACGCGGTTTTCTCCGTGTGGCGTGTATTCCTGGTATATAAATACCATTTCACGGATTTTGTAAGCCGTTGCGCCGTCTAAATCAATCGGGTTTTTATCGGTCGGGCTTAAAGAGCCCGGATATGTAGCGCGGTATTGCTTTTCGCTAATTTGGGTAAGTGTTGCCGTTTGATCCTGCGCGTAAATCGTGTATCGCTCCCCTGTTTTTTCATCCAGCGAAAAAGTGTTTAATACAATCAGGTATTCAAGTACATTGTTTGTGTACTTGTAATTGATCGCCTCGGCGCTGTTCGCCTCAAATGGGTAGGGTTTTGCCCGTTCAATTACCGGATTAAATGCGTCAAACTCGACAACGACCCAGGCGTTTGGATCAATTTTGTTTAGTTCGATCAATCGGGTTTTCAGGTAGTCATCCAAAGAAGATGTGCCGTAAAAACCCGCTATCAATTTATCCAAATCCAACTCGCGCTGTGCGTCGGCTGTTTCGGATTCATAGCGCAAAATCCTTTGGTAGTGCGCCCGTGGAACCTTGTTAAAGGCGCTGCAAATGTTTTCGCTGACCGCCGGGATAACGTGCTTTGTTATTTTGGTACGCTGCTTAAATGCCTCGCTATCCTCACGCCGTACAAACTGCTGGAGCATATCATCCAGTCCGTCGCCTGTGACATAGGCCCGACAATCCTTTGCAACCTGGTTTACATGGCTGTAGTGTTTATGCCGCGTTTGCAGTCGCGCTGTTTCGATCAATGCGGCCTTTGCGTCGGCTAAAATCATGTTTATTTACCTCTAAACTCGTTAAATTCGTGTTTCAAGACCTCACATATAAAGTAGTCCATACTATCGGAAGTGTGTCCTACTTTCTCGTACTGTTGTCCTGTTATCGGGTTGCGCTCTTTTGCTTTCAATTTCCCGCCGTTAACATCCTGCTTTGTTCCACTCAAATCATTGACCAAATTATAGCAGTTATTTGCTACTTGTATCTTTACTGTGGGCATTTTCCCTGCAAATATACGGTTTATAAAGTCACGGCGCTTACTTACCGGAGGGTGATTTTTTGCCACCCTTGCCGAATTGTTATTTAACACGCCTCGCAGCGTCTTTTCTACAATCAAATAATCGTTGTCGCCCCGCGTGTCGTTGTTCTTGCCCGATGGGTCGCCGTAATAAAAAACGCCGCGTCCGCCCTGCTTTAACTTGTCGCCGTATTTGGTTAAAAACAAACTACAAAGTGCATCGGTTTTGTTATTTGGGTGTTCCGGGCAAATTTCATCGACGGCATTTAAAATAAGGCCGCTTTCGGTTTGCTCTATTTGCCAAATGGTCATGGTAATATACGGATTTACGTTAAAGTCAAATGAAATGTGAAATGGCAGCGCCCAATTTATATGCAATTCTTTTACATGGTCAGCCACTTTAAAGTCACTGTAGAACTCCATGCCGTTTTGCTCTGTCGCTGTCCAATCTCCAAAGCGCAAACGCAACTGGTCGTAATTGGACATTTTACTAAGATTGTCCCCGTATATCTCCCTAAATTCCTCGTTTGGGTTGTCGTCAAGCGTTGCCGCTATAAATCTTTGATGCTCTTTTAGTTCAATGGGTTTGTTTTGCTTATCCAGCACAAAGCGCCATTTAACCCAATTGTTCGCAGGATTGCCACACGCAAGCGCCTTTGCTTTTTTTACTGGCAATTGATCCAACTTGTACCTGATACGCGATTGTATGACCTCCCACGCCTTTAATGATACTTCGGGCAATTCATCCACAAAAGCGTCTGTAATTTCAAGCGATCCAAAGCGGTGGAAATCAGGATCGCCCGGTTCAAATGACAAGTGTCTAAATAATATTTCAGAACCATTCGACATTTTAAACGACTTATCCTGCCCGTTGTACTTGCCGATTATCCCCGTCGGAGCGCCGTATATATTCCAAAGATCAAAGAACGTATTTAACGTGGTGTCCCGTAAACTTACATAATCATTTCTGCCAATCAGCCCGCGTGTTCCTGGGTATGTCAGCCGTCGGTATATCTGCCAAATACAACCAAGCATGGACTTACCGCCCCCCGCCGCGCCGCCGTAGAACAATTCCGTCACATCTGGGCTAATCTCAAGCGCCCTAAACGCCTGGCTTTGCTTTGGGCTAAGGTTTACCGCTACCGTCGGCAGTTGTCCCATCTGTTAGGTTTATAAGTAGCGTTGTGTTTGTTGTTAAGGGTGCGCCATTCGGCCCCGACATTTCAGTTCTTGTTATGGCTTTGCCATAAGCCCTATCTAAAAGTATCTCTGCCGCCCGTAAATTCCCATTTGCCGCCATTTGCCGCAAGCGCCGCAGGATCGCGTCGGCAGCCGTCACGCCGTCCTTTTCTTCGCCCAATATTTCGGCAAGCAACGCGTCAAGATTCGGCAGCTTCTTTGGCCTGCCCGTTGGGTTGCGTACCTCGCCCTTTTTTGCGGGGATTAAATTTTCCGGTGTGCCTCCTTTCCTTGCCATTCTTTATTATTTCTAATTTAAGCGTTTATTTTGCTTAACCACTGAATCCAAATTTGATGCGCTATTTGGGCTGTCATTACGGGCGGAACAGACATACCAATAAGGTACTTTGGCTCTAACGACTTGAAGTTATAATCAAGCGGGTAAGTGCCAATTTGTTTTATTTCATCGCTATGTAACTCATACGGCTTTTCGTCATGAACAATAGGGCTTGAATCTGATGCAATGACAGTAAAAGGAACTTCGTTGTCATTCTGTACTTTTGTGCCAAAATATGACCGCTTGCCTGTATTTCTAATACACGCGCTCGCCAAGTCCTTTTCTCCTTGCATTTTCTTATTCCATAAATCTAACATTTTCCCAGTTATCGCCTTTCCATTATCTAATACTTTTACATCTTTAAAAAGTATCGCCCTTTCGCTAAACCTTAATTCAAGTTTTAACAAATCAAACTCTTTCCTATGCCCAATAAAGAACACCCGTTCCCGCTTTTGCGGCACTCCCATACTTGCGGCATTAAGCATAAATACCTGCACTTTATACCCGGCAGCGGTCATTTTTGACACAATCTCTTTTGAGTAGTGTTTTGCATTGCCTTGTATTATTCCTTTAACGTTTTCAAGCAAGAAAACCTTTGGCTTTAATTTTATGATTGTATCGCAATAAACAAACACAAGATCGTCAAGAGTTTGGCGCTCCTGCCCTTCCCTGAAAACCTTTTCTTTCCCCCACGCCTTTTCCCGGCTCCCTGCCATTGAAAACGTTGAACATGGCGGCGAACCATCCAAAATATCCAGGTTAAAAAGTTCGGCGGGTAAGTCGGTGCGCTTGTTAAACTTTCGTATATCCTCAACATACAAATGCTTTGGCTTATGGTTTTCTTTGTAAACGTCTGCGACTTTTGGGTCTATTTCAACGCCTCCCAGGTGATTAAACCCCGCCAACTTATACCCCATTGTTGATCCGCCCCCACAAATAAAAGTGCCAAAAACATTGAAGCCGTTTGGCTTAATGCCCTTTGCCGGGTATCCGTCCGAAAGATTCCATTTATATGGGAACTTGTGATTCTGCATTTTCAACGAGTTTTAATAGGGCCACTTCTGGAATGTCAGAAATTGACTCAAGGCTTTGTTTTACCTGAAAATAAATGTCCGGCTTAAACTTAAAAGAAAGCGTCATTTCTTCTTCCATTGCGTCCGTGTCTATTTCTGCGTTCTTGCCTGAAAAGTCAGTATCAAACGCCGGAATATCCAAGCCCCACTCCTCAAGCAGTTCCGTGTCCCATTCGTTCGCCAGCGCATCCCAGTCCCACTCGCCAAATGAAAGGTTATCTTTGATAATAAATTCGGCTTGCTGCTCGTCTGTGAAATCAGTAATAATGACATCTATTTCTTCAATGCCTAAGTCAAGGATGGCACGAAGCCGCATATTCCCGCCCAGAACCTCCATGCGTTTATTCACAACCAAAGGGCGCACATTAAGCATTTCCGGGAAGTCGGTAATTGACTTTTTTAACTGCTTAAATTTAGCATCCTTTATGTGCCTCGGATTGCTTTCGTTTAATTTAAGGTCTGATACTTTTACTTTCATGGTTGATAAATTAGTATAAAAACATTACAAATTTACGGCCAAACTGCAAACTTTACAAACTTTGCACGAAATTTGCATAAATTTGTACTAAAAAGCATGATCGAAACAAGACTACCAAACCCGGAACCGTCGGCAAATTCATTCTATGCAAACGGGGTTAAATACATTATTTACGGCGATGACATTGCGATCCAGCCATTTGAAGCGTTTGAGCGAATACAATTGGAATTAAAGACCGGATCGGGAATTGATAAAATATATAAGTCCCTGAATGACATTTGGGCCGACCTCGAAGCCGCAAAGCACGGCAGCGCCGCCGTAAAGGTGTACGATCTATTGACAGCCGGGCAACGAATAGCGAACGATGAAAAACACCCTGGTTTAATGCTGTGTACGTGCTTTATTATGCCGGAAGACCACGACCGCCGTACATGGGACAAAGCAAAGGCAATTGAATGGGTAAACGACTGGTCGGTGGAGGGGATCGGTGTAAATTTTTTTATACGCTTAGCGCGGCATTTTGCGCAGACCTTTACAGGCGACTTGAATACAGATACCCCCGATACTTTAGCGGGTCAGGAATAAACAAACCAAAGGAAACGGCAAAGCGACGCGGTAAATGGGTGTCAAGAGAAGAACGAATTGAAAAGGTAAGCGCGGCGCTTAATGAAATACCGTTGCCATTGATTGAGCAGTTACGACAACAGGCTGAAACATGGGCAACCTTAAAAAGACGGGTGTCTTTGTCCGGTGGTGTGTCCTGGAATGAATGCAGCCAAATGTCGGTATTTGATTTCTTTACCATAGTTTCAAAAATAGAGGCCGAAGCAGCCGCTAAAAATAGCCAACAAAATGATACAGTCAGAAATTTGTCAAATGCTCGCTCAAAGGGTGCTTAGTAGTGCGCCATACATTACCATGCTCGGCGGCTTAGTGCGTGACCATATTACAAACGACGGCGGCAAGGTAAAGACTATACCCGTTTGCGTTCCTTTGGCGTGCGTCGATTGTGGCGGCGTAGATGATGGCAAAGAAATACCATTTATGCCGGACGCAAAACAGGCAGCCGTTGCCTACTTTGAAACCATTGGCAGTCCCTCTATTGTACAAAACCGTAGGCAGTGGACAATGTACCAGGCTTCATTTAGATTTGTGGCATGGGTGAACACCGAACGGCTGACAAATCACCGATATTTAGAAAACTCGCTTTCATCGGCATTTCGCGGCGCAAAGTATGGTAGTGTTGGCGGCGGTGTTTCATCCTTGCGGGTTATCAGTGTGCAGCCTGATTTTTCAAGCCCGTTTGACCGCTTTACATACAACGAAAAGGAAAGTCAGTTTTTAGCGCCGCCTTATTCGTGGCTATCATTAACCATATCAGTACAATTTATTGCAAGCAGTGCCGATGCCTGTATTTCTGCGCCTGGAATTAAAGATACCGTCTGTTAATATGATACTTGACTATTCAGCGGCCTGGAATGCCGCAATCATTGGCGTTTGTGTCGCCGTTATATTCGGCCCATTAACATGGGACCGGGAAATACTGCGATGGTACGCAGCACCAATAACACGCCTGTATAATTCGCGTTATTGGTTTTTGGCAAAGCCGCTCGGCTATTGTTTGAAATGCACAGCCGGACAGGTGGCATTTTGGTATTATATAACCGTTTACGGCTTTGCCGTGTTTCAATTAATTGCTTTTGTTTGCGTCGCCATCTGCGCCGTTTTCGTGGCCGAGCGGTATGGCATTTCCAGGTGATAGCGCGGCGCTGTGTTGATTCCAGTTTACATTGTAGCACCATCCAAGTACTTCGTCCGGTCGGTAGGCTTCCTGCTGTTGGTTGATTGGGTTTTGTGATCGGAAATGTTCTCCCTCGTAGATGCCGCGCAAAAAAGCGCCGTTTGGTGCAACACGGTAAACAATCGATTCGCCGTCTGTTGGCAGTTGCATTACTGCCGCACTTTGTTTCAATTCGTGCATGGTTAGATATTTATTTATTTCGGTTTGATAAAAGCAAGCCATTTCCAGGTCTTGCCGTTTGTTTGCGTTGGATAGTTCCCATTTAAGGTATCGCAGAAATAGGATGTTAAATATTTTGGTCATGGCCTTAAAAATTACCCCAATCTCGGCAAGTCCCCGCCTGGATTAAACCCGCGTCCGCCGATAACGCGGACATTAGGGATAAACCAATTTGCGATTTTTTGCGCAAACTTTACAAAGATCGCAAAAATAACGACAATTAACCATTGCGGCATATCAAAGTAAACGATCCTTAAAAACGCCTCAATGATAACCACGATCATAACTATCCAAACAAGCAGCGTAAGAAGCCCGGCAGATGATTGGTGAACACTATGCAGCCAGCGCCCGATTATAGGCGTTCCAAACATATTGACCGCGCTTTCTTCGCTTGAAACCTTGGCCAAAAACCAAAGTATCCCCATGATTAACAGCGCAACCATTCTAATTCGAGAAAACACAAACATAACAAACTCCCACATGGGCTTTGCAACTTGCCAGGCATCATCCCGCCATTTATCGACCTGTGTCTTTGCCGCGTCCAATTCCTGGGCAACCGATAAACTATCAATCCTATGGGGTTTATCTTGACTTGGTACAGGTATAGCCGTTTGCGTTGCGGCCTGTGTTGCTGAATAATTTGGCTTTGATTCGGGCATGATGGCCATTAACTTGCCGCCGTACTCAACTTGGATCGCCAATAACGCGCCGCTGTTTTGTTCGTCTGTATAGTATTGTCCGTTTGGCAATAGTTCTTTGTATGTTCGCTTGCCGTCACCGCCCCTATTAAGTACCGCTTTTTGAAACACAAACTTTACCACGCCTTTTGGCTTGTCTTGTTCGTACCTGATGGTTCCCAAATACCGCTCAACCTGTGCGCTCTTTTGTCCGAACATTGTAAACGAACAAAACAAAAGCATGATAACGGTTGCAGGTGTACGAAGCAAATTTATAACCGATTGTACAGGGTCGCTGCTTTCCTCAATCGTGTTCACGTTCGACCACGCTTTAAACTCTCGACGTGCTTTATTTAAATAGGCTTCGTATTGTTCCCACGTTTCAGACATCACCTCAATATCAGGCACCGCCGCGCCTGGTTGGTTCCAGGGTTCAGCGTTTCGTCTAAACGGCATTTGCCCTTTACCAGTATGAATGATGCAAACAGGTTCCCTAAATGCACAATAGTAAACCCTGTGGGCTGTGAATTGCTGAAAACCGCCAACATCAATACGTTTTTGTTGTATGGCCGCTTCTAAGCGCTCCGCTATGCGTTCGCCTGGTTCCATTGGATATAGCGTAAACACGCCCATATCAGGCGCAAGGGTAAACGGTGGCAACAAAGGTACGTGTTCGCCAAATTCCCAACGGATTGTTACGCCCTTTTTAAAGTTCCACATAAACGCCGCCGCAACTACCAGGGAAGCGCCAACGATAAGGGCTGAATTGATCCAAAATGAAAACAGCCCAATAAAAGCGATGCCCATTTCTGCGCCGTCGTCTGCCGTAAAGCAATACAGCGTCAATGCTGAAAACACTACCATGAATGCAATCGCAGCCGCTACATGCGGGCTTTCAGGCAGTGCAATGGTATTGATTTTTGGAATGCTAAAATGTTTCATAATCTTTTGTTTTTAAGTGTGTTACGGGTGCATTGCACTTCTTAGGGTGCAAAATTTTCTTATTTTTTGTAAATAGGGCATAATGCAGCGTGATCGGCTGCCAGCATTCGCCGCCCGTACCCTTTCTTGCGTCGATACTCCATGTGTATGCCTACCAGCGTTTTGCCCTCCAATATGCCGCGCTTTACATCCAAGGCCCGCGCAAGGTTTATATTTTCGCTTTTGTGCTTCAATCTAAGCGCCCGCTTGTCCTGTTCGGTCAATACGCAATCGGCCGGGGCATTGCTCCAATCAATTGTGCTGCCCGTTATTATGCCGCGTTTTTGCGGGGTTGGATGTGGGTAGAATTTCATTTTAATCTCTTTTTATATCCCTCAAAAGAAAAAGCGCCATTATGGATACAGAGCAAACCGCCACACATATTACAACGTTGCCCCAAAGTGGTGCCGCGCTATAATGCTTAAATGTAGGGTAATGCAGCATTACGGCGCACACATCAATGATGCCGACAAACACCAAAGCGTTTGCGCTGGTTCGGCCCCTGCTTGGATCAAATGCCGCAATTAAGGCCAATATAACGAGCATAAAGGCCATACAGCCCGCAAAACCCCCAGGCAGCCCCCATAATTGCACACAATCAAACCAAATTAGGCCCGCGTGTGCAATCACAATACCGACGGCCACCACATCAAAGGCAATGCCCCGCCAATTTATAGCGGGTTTTGGTTCGTTTAAAAGCGGCGCAGCCTCTACCGTTGTAAAGGCCGCCGCCGCCTCCGTAGAATCATTATGCACATGATTTTTAAAGGCCCGTACTGTTGGCCTCTTTGTATTTTTACGTTCGCCGCCAAATAGTACGGCGTACTGTTCGGATGTTGGTACGTTTGTACGTGACCATCCCGCCCATCCCTTGCGCCCGTACTGTACGCGAACACTGTCTATGTTCTTTGCGTACTGTTCGCATAGTTGTTCAAATGTCTGTCCGTTTGTATGTCCGTGTTCCATGCTGCAAATGTACAAGCGTACATTGTAACAAACAAACTTTTTTTCATAAAAAAAAATAATAGTGTACATTTGTGCCATGAATGATAAATTAATGACAGTGTACGAAGCATGGGAACACTTTAACAATGTGGTGGTTCCTTTGCGATCAATCGAATGGAGCGACAAAGACCGCAACCGCGTAGCCCAGGCAAACCGCGACTATTCAGGAAAACGGGTGCAAAAAGGTAAGACGGTGAACTTAGGGCCTGAAAGGATAGAGCGAATTTTAAACGAATTAGCGCCAGGGCTTTACGTGTTTGAAAAAAATATTTCAGTGCGATTAAAATAAATTTGCACTGATATAAAATAATAGTGTACATTTGTGGCGAAGAAGTTTTCATTTGGTTTTTACGGGTTTGTTATTCCAGCGCCCGACCTGTAAAGTTTGGGCGCTCTTTCTTAGGTTCCACCGTTTTGTTTTTTAAGTGAATTGATATTTCTATTGCCCTGATGCTTCAACATCAGGGCTTTTTTATTACTATTTGTTTTAAACTACGGGCTAAATGTTAAAGTTTTAAAATAGTTCTATTAAAGTATTGACTTTATTAAAAATGGTTGTATCTTTGACCTATCAATCACACAATAAAACAACGGAACAATGCAACCAGTAATTAACAACGACATATACGTAAATGGTCAAATGATTCAATTTGACGCAAGTCAAAAAATTCAGCAGGAAACCGAAAAGGCAATACTTGTTCAAGTTTATTCAGGTACAACGCCCTACAATAAACCTGTTTGGATTCCTAAGTCAATTGTTAAAATTGACAACGATAAAATGGAAATGCACCTTCCTGAATGGTTTGTTAATAAGAATATTTTAAGCATAAACTTTTCATGAGATCATAGCCTGCAAACGAGCGGGCAAACTTACACACACGGCCCGCGCTTAACGGTGCGGGCCTTAAAAATCACTTAATAAAACGGAACAATGAAAATCACTACACACATAACCATTACCTCTTTCGATGAGGACGGCGAAACGCTGGAGATTTCAGCCGACGTAACACACGCCGCCCGCTTCCCGCCGCGCATTGATCCTGATGAGCCGGATATGTATTCCATCAAAAACCTGGAATTATCAATTGAAGGTGATCCGGTGGATTTTGAGAAATTGAAAGCACACGACCAGGACGAAGTAAATTTAAAATTGGTAACGCTGTATCAGGAATACAAACAAGGAGGGGAGCATGGATAGGATCGAATTTTTAAAACTTGCCTTTGATCTTTGCGAAATGAGCGAAGGCAAAGCATTGATACAACAAGGCAGCGCAGACACAAAACAGGCTTTTAACTTTGTAATGTTTTCCGGCGGCCCGTTCTTTCGCGGTTCCTGGCACGATGCCACTACCCGCGCTGTTTGCCTTGTTCTGCGAGGTCACGACCATACGCCATACATTCGGCTGATACAGCGCAAAGGGCGGACTAAAATACAGCGCCCAAAGGATCAATTAACCCCCGCAATACCGCGCAAGTAATTTTTTTACACACATTTTTTCACACATAAATTTTTTTAAACATGGATTTGAAACCGGAAGGACACGACGAACAAGCGCCAACAAGCGGCGCAATTGCGCCCTGGCATTACCGCTTAAACTACAAGTCGGGCAAAGCGCCCGCCAACTTTGCAGCCGGAGCCACTGCCGAGGCTGCCGAGGCTGGATTTTCTTACTACGACAAAGACGCGGGGGCAAAGGTGCGCTTTAACCCTTCGACATTTGTAGTTGTCGATGTGTTAATGGGCGCAGGTGGAACTTACAAGGACGGTGATAATTTTATAAATTATTACTCAAACCTGGTACGCAACACACAAACGCAACCGATCCGTATTTGGTCGCAAGGAATCAGCAAACCAATTGCAACGGGCATTTACAATGACATCAAAGCACAGTTCCCGCAAGGCTGCAAATTCCAATTGTACATGGTTTGTGTTGACCCCTCTACATTCAACGTTTATTTGCTGAATGTACCCGTTATGTTATCCGACGCAATAAAACGCGGTATCGGATCGGTTACAAAAACACCGCCTAATAAAATATCCATGTATAGCCTTTGCGATTTGGCTACAAAGTTTTGGGTATTGCAATTTGATGGAACGTTTGCCAAAGTAAACGAAAAGGGCGAAACATGGACGAAAGGCGAATGCTTTTTTTCTCCAGTGCTAAAATCTGCTTTTACCCTGACAAGTAGCGGCCAATATGCAGATATATTCAATAAGTGCAAAGCCGTTGCTGATGCGTCGGGCGCTTATGTGGAAGCGTCACAGGCCCGTATATGGGTAGCCGATGACACGCCCACGCAGGAAGCCGCGACAATGCCTGTAAAAGCAGCAGCGCCAAACGTAGCGCCGGAGGTTGTACCTGGATGGGAAAACGCTGATTTACCCTTTTAACGCCCGTCACACATGAAACCTATATTTATTGCAATTGACCCTGAAGAGTACGAGCGCCTAATAAGGCAGCCGAAATACATGCTACATATATCTTCGTGCAACGCCCTATTCTGCTTTGAAATTTCAGAAATTTCTGAAATTCAGGAAAAAATAAGCGAGATTGGCGGGATTGAGCATTTTAACACCAGTTTGGAAAAAATGGCCGATTATTTGGATTGTTTTAATACATGGGATAAAATTACGCCGGAAAAAATACTAAATGAAATTTCGGAAATTTTTAGCAAAATAACGCCTGATCCATCCAAAATCATAAGTTTTAAAAAAGGCGAGTTTATACTGCTCACTC